ACATCCACACCAAATGGTTTGGATATGTTTTACAGAATCTGGTCTGATGCAGAACAACAGAAAAACTCTTACAAAAGAGTAGAGGTTAACTGGTGGGATGTTCCGGGAAGAGACGAAAAGTTTAAGCAAGAAACAATTGCTAACACTTCCGAAGAACAATGGCGAGTTGAGTTTGAATGTGAGTTCTTAGGTTCTCAGTTCACTCTTATTGATCCAAAGTTTCTTAGACAGATGTATCCTGATAAGCCTGTGACATTCAATGACAGGACAGCAATTTATCAAGAACCAGAGTCAAATAAAATTTATGTTATGACTTGTGATGTGGCTAGAGGTGTCAACTTAGATTACTCTGCAGTATCCGTTATTGACGTTTCTCAAGTACCATATAGATTGGTCGCACGCTTTAAAGCAAACAACGTTACCGTGCAAGAGTTTCCAAAGATAATATATGAATTGGGAATGAAGTACAACGAAGCCTTCTGTATGATTGAGATTAATGATGTTGGTCAACAGGTTGCAGACATTCTAGAAAGAGATCTAGAATACGAGAACATGGTAACAACATCATTTAAAGGTAGAGATGGAGTAAAGATTAGTTCTGGTTTCGGTGGTGTTCATATGGTCAACGGACTTAGAACAACTCTTAAAACTAAGAAGATTGGTTGCTCTAACCTTAAGACTCTTATTGAGAATAAAAAACTAATTGCTAATGATTTTGAAGTTATTAGCGAGCTTTCCACCTTTATATCTAACGGACAGTCATTTGCTGCTGACAAAGGAAAGAATGACGATATCGTTATGACTTTGGTTATGTTTGGCTGGATGACGACACAGGACTATTTCAAAAACCTGACGGATACCGACTACGTTCAAAGTCTTTTACAAGAAAGAAAAGAAGAAATGGACTCTATGCTTCCGTTTGGTTTTATCAATTCGGGTGATGGATATGAAGATGATGGATTAGTTCTTTAACAAACATTCGGATTTAATAAATATGAGTGCAGTTTCTTATTTAAGGAGAATACGATGGCATTTTTAGTAAGTCCGGGAATTCAGGTCAGAGAATTTGACCTAACTACTGTCGTCCCAGCAGTAGCGACCACAGAGGGGGCAATCGCAGGTGCCTTTTCTTGGGGTCCAGTAGAAGAGAGAGTCTTAGTTGGCAGTGAGAAAGAATTAGTAGATAAGTTTGGCGAACCTACAGATTCTAACTTTGAGACTTTCTTTACGGCAGCTTCTTTCTTAGCATATGGTAATCAACTTTACGTTTCCAGAGCAATTGATAGCACAGCTTTCAATGCTACTGCAAATGTTGGTGCTGTAGCTAATACATTAGTCAGAAATGACGACCATTATGAATCATTAACGTTTGGCGATACAGATCTTTTGTACATTGCAAAGTATGCGGGTACAAGAGGTAATAATCTTCAGATTTCTGTCTGTGATACCGCAGATGCATATTCTAATAACCACACAAACTCTGACTCTGATACATCGGTAGCTCTTAAGATTGTAGCTGGCTCTAATACAGCAAATCTTGACATTACCAATAACGTTGATGGCTTTGCAACAGCAAACTCTGAGATGGTTACTATTAAAGGCAAGTTAAATGTTGGCGATTTGTTAGAGGTTGGTAACACAACTCTTGGTGTACAATTCTTAAGAATTGAAAACATTGGTGATTCTAGTAGAATTGGAACTTCCAATACATTTACGTCTACGATTCGTCTTTCCGAAAGGGTAGCACTGATCGATAATATTACTATGGATACGGTAAAGAGAAGATGGGGTTACTTTAACCTGTTCGACTCTGCACCAAACACTTCTGATTACGTTGCTGCAAGAAATGATTCTGGTGATGCAGCAGGTGATGAGATGCACGTAGTTGTTGTTGACGAAGACGGTGGTATTACGGGTCAGAAGAGAACTGTGTTGGAACTCTACCCTAATATGTCTAGAGCGACTGATGCTAAGACAGCAGATGGTTCAACAAACTACTACAAGAATATCTTAAACAATCAATCCGAGTGGGTATGGTGGGCTAATGATAGATCAAATGCTGCTTCGGCGGCTGCTGATAGTATTGCAGCTTCTACAAATGAAGATCCTCTGTACTTGTCCTTTACGCAAGGAACAGGCGAAGGTGATGAAAGCACTATTTCTCTCGGGTCACTCCAGACAGCGGCTGATTTCTTCGTAGATCCAGAAAAAGTTGATGTTTCTATTATGATGCAAGGTAAGGCTAGAGGTGGTACACATGGTACTACGTTTGCTAACTACCTCATCGATAACATAGCAGAAAAAAGACTTGATTGTGTTGTAACAGTTTCTCCCGAAAGAGCAGATGTTGTTAATAACAGAATTGATCCACTTAATGATGTAACAGCATTTAGAAACTCTTTAAGAGCGTCTTCTTACGGTGTTATGGATTCAGGTTACAAGTACATGTATGACAAGTACAATGATGTCTTTAGATATATTCCGTTGAATGGTGATATTGCTGGTCTTATGGTCAGAACAGACAATCAGAGAGAACCTTGGTATTCTCCTGCTGGATTTAATCGTGGTGAGGTTAAGAATGTAACAAAACTTGCTTACAATCCTGATCAAGCTGATAGAGATGTTCTCTACAGAGCAGATGTCAATCCAGTTGTTAAGTTTAAGAACCAAGGCAATATCCTGTTTGGTGATAAGACACTTCTTGGCAAGCCTTCTGCATTCAGTAGAATTAATGTTAGAAGATTGTTTATCGTTCTTGAGAAAGCAATTTCAACAGCTTCTAAGTTTACCTTGTTCGAACTTAACGATGAATTCACAAGAGCGCAGTTTGTATCTATGGTAGAACCTTTCTTGAGAACGGTTCAAGGTCGTAGAGGCATTACAGACTTTAGAGTTGTTTGTGATGAAACTAACAACACTCCTGAAGTCGTTGATAGAAATGAATTCGTTGGCGACATCTACATTAAACCAGCAAGATCTATTAACTTCATTAGACTCAACTTCGTAGCAGTAAGAACCGGAGTAGCGTTTGAAGAAGTTGTAGGCAGATTCGGAGGTTAAAATAAATGGCTTTTAATATTAACTCTTTTAGAGAAGAACTTGAGTTTGGTGGGGCAAGAGCCTCACTATTCTCTATCGAACTTCAAAACCCTGTCGATTCCAGAGGTGATGATAAAATTCGCTTTATGGCTAGATCTACGGCTATTCCGACTTCTTCTATTGGTTTTTCTGAAGTCCCGTATTTTGGTAGAACCATTAAAGTTGCAGGACAAAGACGTTATGATGACTGGTTGATTACTGTAATCAACGATGAAGACTTTGCTGTTAGACACTCATTAGAAGCTTGGCATAATTCTTTGAACTCGCACGAACCAAACATCAGAGACTCTGGTTACGAAAGACCTGAATCTTACAAAAGAGACGGTTCTGTAATTCAGTATTCTAAGTCGGGTGATATTCTGAGAAAGTATAAGTTTGTTGGATGTTTTCCTTCTGACCTTACTGCTATTGGTCTGGATTGGGCGCAGTCTGATGTTATTGAGGAGTTTCAAGTAAACTTCAAATATGATTACTGGTTGTTAGATGAAGCTAGAAGTGCTAGAACTACAACAACATCTCCGGGCAACCAAGGTGAATTTGTTTCTGAAGGTCGAGCACTTTAAAATAAGGTATAGTTAATGGAACTTTTTGGATTTAATATAACTCGTCTTCAGCGTGAGCAGGAAGATGGTAAGACAGTAAGGTCATTTACTCAACCAGAATTTGACGATGGTTCTATCAACGTCAGTACTGGAGGTTTTTATGGCTCTTACGTCGATCTTGACGGATCTGTAAGAAATGATGTTGAGCTAATCAACAGATATAGAGATTTAGCAATGCAGCCTGAAGTAGAGGTTGCTGTTGATGATATTATTAATGAAGTTATTAATCCCGATGAAGCTGGTGATACTCTAAAAATTTCCCTTGACAAGGTTAAGGCGGGTAATCCGCTAAAAGGCTTGATTTACACGGAGTTTGAGAAGATTGTTGATCTTCTTGAATTCCGTGAAAAATCATACGAGATGTTTAGAAAATGGTATGTAGATGGTAGAATTTACTATCACGTTGTTATTGATGAAAATGACCCTTCTTTGGGTATTCAAGAACTTAGATATGTTGATCCAAGAAAGATCAAAAAAGTTGTTGAATTTGAAGAAGTAAAAGACCCAAACACAAGAGCATCTGAGAAGAAAGTTAAGAACGAATACTTCATGTATAATAATGATGGATTCCTTGGCTCTAGCGTTTCAGCAATGCCGCAAACAGCATCAGATATTAAGATTTCTAAAGACTCTATTGTTTACTGTGACTCAGGAATTAATGATAGAGCAAACAAGATGGTTCTTTCCCATCTGCATAAAGCAATTAAGCCTGTTAATCAGCTTAGAGCTTTAGAAGACGCCGCAGTCATTTACAGACTTGCTAGAGCGCCAGAAAGAAGAATTTTCTACATCGATGTAGGTAACTTGCCTAAAATGAAGGCAGAGCAATACCTGCGTGATATGATGATGAAGCACAAAAATAAATTGGTATACGATGCAAGCTCTGGTGAGATCAAAGATGATCGTAAATTTATGACCATGCTTGAAGACTACTGGCTTCCTAGAAGAGAAGGTGGTCGTGGTACAGAGATTGGAACACTGCCGGGTGGTAACAACTTAGGTCAGATGGAAGATATCATATACTTCCAGAAAAAGCTGTATAGAGCTTTGAATGTTCCGACATCTAGAATGGAAGCTGAAGTTTCTTACACCCTTGGTAGAGCCTCTGAGATCAATAGAGATGAGGTTAAATTCCACAAGTTTGTCAAGCGTCTCAGAGTAAAGTTCAATGAATTTATCTACACTTGTCTTAAGACCCAGCTTGTTCTTAAGGGAATTATGAATATTGCTGAATTTGATTCAATTAAAAAAGACATCTTAGTAAGATATAATGAAAATAACTTCTACACAGAATTGAAAGAGAATGAGATCTTTAGAGAAAGACTCATGACTCTTAGAGATGCTGAACAGTATAACGGAAAATACTTTTCTACAGATTACATCAAAAAGAATATCTTACGTCAAACCAATGCTGATGTTCAAAGAATTACAATGGAAAACATGCAAGAATATCAACAGGCAAATCAAATAAACTCTTCTGAGCAAGAAGAATAAATAAAGGAAACGAAGGAGAACCCCGATGAGTAATGCAAAAAATATTATTCAATATATTGCTGAAGATAATTTGGACGGTGCTTTGACTGCCTTTAAGGGCGCAATGTCCGAAAAGCTTGTTGAGCAAATTGATACGAGAACTGTTCAGATCCAGCAAGAGATTGCTGAGCAATACCCAGATATCTTCGACTCTGAGGCAGATAAAGATTTTGTCTCAATGCATACTGGAGATATTGAAGATCCTGAAGGCACTGCTGAAGATCCAGCAGAAATGATCGAACCTGAAGAAGGTCATAGAGACGCTGATTACGACGACGACGAAGACATTGAAGTTAACGAAGAATACTACTACGAGGTGTAATAATGTCTAAAGTAAAAAAACTTCTTCTCGGAAGAGGAATGAAAACCGAAGATGGTTCTGACTTTGCCCATGCCGCTAGAATGGCGTCTAAAGAGGGGAAAAAAGAATTTGAGTTTCAAGGTAAGACTTATCCTGTTACCGTTGATGAGGATGAGAATGAAGACCTTGAAGAACAATACATCTATGAGTCTGATTCTCAGCTTCCTGAATCAATCCTAGACTCTGCGTATGCAACAGACGATGGGATCTTCACGTTTAACAGGCAGACAAAAAATATCAATTTGGACAGTAATTATGGTTACGTAAATACTAGCGGCTGGAGTAACTCCGAAGGTCATATTGCTGGTACTTATCAAGGCAGAGATTCTTTTAGAATCCCACAGGGTACTCCAATTTTCGCACTCAAAAAAGCGGCTAGTGCTTTGTCGTCCGTGAACTTTTCCGGTAAATCGAACTGGAGAGTTTTTATTGGTAAAATTCCAAACAATTCTAAAAATAGAGGCAAGTACTCTAATCCTTTGATTAAAGGTCTTGGTTTTATTTTAGAAACTCAAGACAAATCAGATCAAAATTTTATTAATTGTACAAAGGCTTTGATTGCTGCTGGTTTTCATACAATTTCTTGGGATTTACCAGAAGGTTTAATTGGATGTGCTATTCCGGAAAGATCTGGAACCGCCTTAAGACTTGCTGCTACTGAAAAAGCAAACTCACAACGTCCCGGTCATCCTGTATACCATTTACATAAAGAAAAAATTGCTGGATTTAGACAAGGAAGACATATTCTTTTCCATAGAAGCTCTTACGGAAACCTTCCTATAGTTTCTTCATCCGTTAAATTTACTTCTACAGTATCTAATGCGGCACAAGTAGATCTTCATCCAAAATTAGCAGTTAGAAAAAACTTTGATGATCGTGAAAATGATATTTTTGGTGATTATACAGCTAATTTAAAACACTTCAAAGATTATACGTTTACCATTCCAGACTTGAATAATTTGGCGAAAAATCCACAGGCGGCTAAAACACCAGAGCAAAAAGATTTTGTTCAGTCATATGGTCTGGCTTCTGGAAAGGCAGCATCTGTTAGTACTGGTGTTGAAGTGACAATGTCAGAGCCAGAGACAGAATCAGAAGACGATGTTATTGAAAAAGGCTTAGATCAAGGCGAAGGCATTCTTAGTCAGATTCAAAGATTTTTAAATCTTGGATCGAATGTCCAAAACATTTGGAGTCAGGTTTCTGGTGCTGCTTTAACAATTTCAGGCTTTGCTGTAAGAAATCGTGTTCCTATCTCAATTTCTGGTGTTCTTGCTTTAGCTATTGCTGGTCCTTTCTTATTCAGACTTTACCTGAAAAGTAGAAAGAATATTCAGAACACAAGAAGAAATATGAAAGATCCAGAAGTTAATAAACTAATTAAACAAGAGCTTGGTTTAGACGTACAAAAACTTAAAGATAGTATGACTGATAAAGAACTAAAGGCTCTTATTCAGTCTATTGAAAAAGAAGAGACAAGAAACCCTGAGACAAGAAGGCTGTACGACTTATGAAGTTAATTACAGAATTAAACGAATCAGTTCAGTTTCTTAAGGAAGAAAAGGATGGAAAGCCTCAATACTTTATTGAGGGCGTTTTCATTCAAGGCGAAAAGAAAAACAAGAATGGTAGGGTTTACCCTGTTGAGATTCTTGAAAAGGAAGTAGCTAAGTATTGTGAAAATCTTGTCGCTAAAAACAGAGCCTTTGGTGAGTTAGGTCATCCTGAAGGACCAACAATTAATCTTGATAAAGTTTCGCACATGATTGTTGAAATCAAACAAGATGGTCCAAACTTTATTGGCAAAGCGAAAATTATGGACACACCTAACGGTAAGATTGTAAAAACTCTTATCGATGAAGGTGCTACTCTTGGTGTATCGACAAGAGGAATGGGTTCTCTGAAGTCTAGAGGTGAGTTTCAAGAAGTTCAAAGCGACTTCTCTCTGGCTACAGCGGCAGATATTGTAGCAGATCCTTCTGCTCCAGATGCTTTTGTGAATGGTATCATGGAAGGTGTTGAATGGGTTTGGGACAATGGAATCTTAAAAGCTTCTACCATTGAAAGATATGAAAATATTGTTGAAGAGAAAACTAAATCAAAAAGTTTGACCTCAGAAGCTAAACTAGAATTATTTGAGGATTTTCTCAAAAACTTATCTAAATAAATAGTACTCAATAAAGGAGTTTTTTACAAATGGCACGTAGAAGAAAAGTTGTTGAATCAACAAATATTGCTCCCGTAGAGGAGCCAACACCAGAGATGTCCTCTTCTCAGGTAGTTGCCGTACCTATGCCTTCGGATAATCCGGCTGATAATCCAGCACCGGGCGAAGGCATGTCGAGAGCAGATAAGAATTCTGCTGTCATCAATGCGGTTCTTACAGCAGACGACGCAAAGGTAAATCAGATCTTAGCAACTGTTGCTGAACCAGCACCTGAAGCTACTGAAGCAAATCCAGAAGACAAAGCAGATGAAATTCCAGATGAAGCTGCTGTAGTAAATCAATCTACAATTATGGCTAAAGAAGCTGTAGATACGATTTTTGCAGGTGAAGGTCTTTCAGAAGCTGTAAAAAATAAAGCTGCTGCTATCTTTGAAGCAACTATTAATCAAAAGCTAGAAGAAGTTGAAGAAGAGATCGTTGCAGAGCTTGCAGAAGATTTTGATATTCAGTTTAATTCTGAAGTTGAATCACTTGCTGAGTCTGTTGAAGGTTTCATTACAGATGCAGTCCAAGATTACATTGTAGAGAACAAGCTTGTTCTTGATAATGGCATCAAGGGCGACCTCTATGAAAATATGATCACTGATATTTCTAAGGTTATTAAATCCTACAACATCGCTATTGATGACAATCAAGTAGAAGTTGTTCAGGAAGCCTATTCTGAAGTTGAAGATATGAAAGATAAGCTCAACGAGCAAATCAAAAAGAACATGAACCAGAGATCCCATATCAATGAGCTTGAAAAGGCTCTGGTTTTCGAGGCAGTTTCTGCTGACCTTTCTTTAATGCAAAGAGATAAATTAAAGAAACTCGCAGAAAATGTAGATGCTGACAATGCTTCTCAGCTCAATGATAAACTATCCGCACTCAAAGAACACTTTGTTGCTGATGGGTTTGATACGGCATCAGTATTAAGAGAAGCAGTGTCTTCCAATGGTTTCTATATGGATGAACAAGTTGAAGTTGAGCAAAATGATAAATACATCGACAATAATGTAAAGAAATACGTTGATGCAGTTTCTAGTCATGTTAAAAAAGTCTAAGTAATAGGAGTTACAAATGAACTTACACGAAAACGTCACAAGTAAGTGGTCTCCTCTCCTTGATCATCCAGATCTGCCAGAGATTGAGAATAGCCACAAAAGAGCAACTACCGCACAGTTGCTTGAAAATACCGAAAGAGCGATTATGGAGCAAGCAGGTTTTGCACCACAGTCTCTCTTAGAAGCTGCGCCTGTAAACGCAATGGGTGCTTCTTCTTCCGTTGCTGGTACAGGCAACGTAGACATCTACGATCCAGTACTTATTTCGCTGGTTCGTCGTTCCATGCCTAACCTCGTAGCATATGATATTTGCGGTGTACAGCCAATGACTGGTCCTACTGGCCTTATCTTTGCTATGCGTTCCCGTTACGAAGGTCAGACTGGTACTGAAGCTATGTACGGCGAAGCTAACACTGGCTTCTCTGCTCCACTTACTGGTGCAGCAGGTACAGAAGAAGGTGCTGCTGGCATGAACGTTGGTGATCAGCCAACTGGTGCTAACACTACTTACAACTACCAAGGTGGTATTGCAACGGCTGACGCTGAAGCACTTGGTGGTAACACTACGTATCAGTTCCCAGAGATGGCATTCAGCATTGAGAAAGTTTCTGTGACTGCAAAGTCCAGAGCACTTAAAGCTGAGTACTCGATGGAATTGGCACAAGACCTTAAAGCGATTCATGGTCTGGACGCTGAAACTGAGCTTGCTAACATTCTGCAAGCTGAAGTTCTGGCTGAAATTAACCGTGAAGTTGTACGTACAATCAACCTGACCGCAGTAACTGGCGCACAGCACAATGTTGCTTCTGCTGGTACTTTCGATCTCGACGTTGATTCCAACGGTCGCTGGATGGTTGAAAAGTTCAAAGGTCTGATGTTCCAGATCGAACGTGAAGCAAACCAGATCGCAAAAGATACCCGTCGTGGTAAGGGCAACATCATGCTCTGTTCCTCCGACGTAGCTTCTGCTCTGCAGATGGCTGGTGTTCTGGATTACACTCCTGCACTGAATGCTAACAACCTTGAAGTAGACGACACAGGCAAGACTTTTGCAGGTGTACTGAACGGTCGTATG